ATGACCATTTGCACAGTCCCTAGATAACCCGCCCCATCAACTAGGTTGTCTCTTTTTTGTTGGTGTACTTCACGACAAATTTTTACCCAAGCCATTGCTAATCCAACTTGTTCTTCAGTTACATCTGTGCCAAAAATTACTTCCCAACCTTTAGCAATGCGATTAAAATTATCTAACGGGTGATCGTAAGATTTATTACGATCTCCAGTAATTAGTCTTTGTGCCTCTTCTAATATTGTTTCATTGTTCAAGTTCAATATAGGTTCCTTTCACAAAATCATTACTAACTGGTTTTTCCACAGATTTTAAATATGCGTAAGTCTCTTGTATTGAATTTAATTTATTTAATACCCACCAAGCAGACAAAGACGCTGTTGCAACTGATGTTCCATATGTATCTTTTTTAGATCCGTCCATTGTAGTTACAGTGTAGTTGTCTTTTAAATAAAAGTCTACTTTGCCCTGTGCATTACTATAAGACTGGATAGTTCCAACAGAGTTAACTGCTCCAATAGAAATAGTTTCTCTCCAACATCCTGGAGAAAATACAGGTTTATTATTTCCATCGTTGCCTGCAGGTGTTATTACTGGAACATTTCTTTTCTTTAAAGTTTGCACATCTTTTTTAAAAGTTTCAGAAATTCTACAAGTAGCAAAGGTATTTCCTTGAGAAATATTAACTACAGATATATTGTGTTTTTTTTGATTCTTTACTACCCAACTTAAAGCCATATCTATATCTTCTAAATAATAATCTGCAGGATTTCCTTTAAAATCTATGCCGACTATTCTAATCATAACAATTTTGGCTGAGGGATTACTTTGTAGAATTGCCGAAATAACAGCAGTTCCATGACTTAATACTTTGTTTGTAGAGATAGGAGTATTAGCCGCTCCTATTCCTTCCATTTTTTGTTTACCATTAGGACAAGTAAATTCAGAAACAAGGCATACTTCATAAACAATGTTATCTTTAAATAAAGAAGTATTTATTCCACTATCAATAACCGCTATAGATAATGGGGTATTTGCTTGAGTTGGTAGTGTTTGTACAGTAAACAATACCAACCCAAGTACAAATATTTTATTAATTAGAAAGTGACAATCTATTAAGCAAAGCATAAATCCTAATTAAAAGTTGTTCAATTTTAATTTGAATAACTGTTTTAACTGTTGTAGGTGCTGAAGTTACCGTAGGTTCTGAAGTTACCGTAGGTGCTGAAGTTACTGTGCTGGTTTCTGAAACCGTAGGTGCTGAAGTTACTGTGCTGGTTTCTGAAACCGTAGGTGCTGAAGTTACCGTAGGTTCTGAAGTTACCGTAGGTGCTGAAGTTACTGTGCTGGTTTCTGAAACCGTAGGTGCTGAAGTTACCGTAGGTTCTGAAGTTACCGTAGGTGCTGAAGTTACCGTAGGTGCTGAAGTTACCGTAGGTTCTGAAGTTACCGTAGGTGCTGAAGTTACTTGTAGTGTTTGTAATGCAGCATTGTACGCTTGATTAAACGCTGCATTAGATTGTGCAATCATACTACTTTGTAAAGTTAACCATTTTTGTTCGGCTTGAGATGCTGCTGAATTAGGTTCGTGTTTTTGATTAGTAAAATCTGCGTCCCAAGTTTTTTTGTACTCTAATCTTGCTGCATTAACCGCTGGTTGAAGTTGGTCTAAAACAAGGTTACGAGAAACGCTTGCTATTTGCGCTGCTTCATAATTATCATCTGCATTAGCAGGATTAAAAAAAACTCCTGTAAATAAAAGTGCTATTGATATTATTTTGCTTATTTTTTTCATGTTGTATATGTGTCCTTCCGTCCCCCTCGGGACTCATTTGTTCTCCGTGTTATTTCCCTCGAAACTAGAGTGATGTCTCGTTCCTGATTTGAGAGCATCATCTCTAAGATCTTGCGATAAGCATACCTTTCCTCATAGGTATCTCCTAATTGGATAATCTCTGGGTCGGTAGCAGTTTGAGCCTTGGCTAGGCTCACAGTTGAGCCTTTAATGGTTGACCCCATACGTTTAATTAACATAAAATTCTCAGCCATATCCAAGGCACGTTGAGCCTCACGCTCACTTAATTGAGCCTGAACTAACTGTGTGGCTATGTAGTCGGCCCAGCCAGTTAGTATAGTAAACATCTCTGCAAGTTGTTCACTGCTCAAGGCTGTTATATCGGGAGGAAGGGTTGCCTGCTCATACTCTGGTTTAGGAAGAGCCAAGCCCTTTTTCATTATTACATCTATTTCACTCATGCTTTTCCAATCGCATTACAAGACTTACATCCATCAGGATTAATGTTACAAGCAGGTGAAACACCTGCCTCAACTGCATCTATTACCTTCTGTGCAGCATTAAATATTCTTTCAACAACGTAGTAGTCAGACTTAATTGTGAACTCTTTATAATCTTGGTCTGCTTTTAACTCATAGATATAAACCATTTCATTTGGAGCATCATCTCCAAATTGTCTCTTGGCTAACTCTAAGTACATCTGACCTTGAAGTAAGTGAGTTCTAAATGGGCGACGAATATTTTTCCAAGCCTTTGTAAGATCTCCATCTGCATCATAGAGTAACTCTGGTGATTCAAATCTAATAGTTCCTGCTCCAATAGATTTAATTTCTATTAAACAATCATCTCCAAAGCCCTTGACCCAACCATCTGCATGGCCATGAATACGTAGTGGCTCATGTACTAATGGAACCTCCTTGTATTCAAAGACAGAAGTGCCAGAATTTATTTCAGAACTGACTCCCCACTCAGATAAATTGTCTGTTTCACAGTGCCACTTTCCATATAGCACTCCCATATCTGCTAATCGATTCTGCCACTTAGCATGGATAAAGTGGCCTTCATCAAAGATATTTTGAAGTCTAAGATTAGGTTTTTCTTTTTTTGCCTTACCACCATTTAATAAGTAATAGGCATACTTGTGACACCAATCAGCCTTGATGATCTCTGATGGGTGAAGTACATCAGTACGTCGGTCTGACTCTGGCTGCCTCATTAAATGACGCTCTATCTCACCTATTAATCTAGTATCAGCCTTCTTTGTATCAAGGAACTTCTGTAACTCTGTCTTAGATGTTGCCATTAGTATTCCTTATCTGTACTGAAAATAAAATCTTTTAGGGACATTTTCTTTTTGTATTTCTTTTGCCACTTACGCATTAAAGCATTGCGTTCTCTGTGACTTAATCCACCCCAGATTCCATGAGGCTCGTCTCTCTTGACTGCGTCCCACAAACATTCGGCACGTACTGGACAATGATTTTTTCTTGTCTCACCAAAACAAAATGCTTTGGCCTTATCAGCAATGTCTTTGTACTGCTCTTTATCACGAGGAGGGTAGAAGATGTCGGTGTCTTGTCCCGAACACTTTGCTTTGTATCTCCAGGCATACTCTGGTTCGTCCATGTATTAGGCATCCTTGACTTTCTCTAGCATTTCAATGAAGTCGTCTTCAAGAAGAACCACGTAGTTCTCCCCGTCTAGATGGATGCCAAGTACTGGCATTCTTCCTTCTAGGATTGCCTCTCTTACTATTTTCTTTAAGACAAGAGACTTTATCGTAGTCTGTTTTTTACCAGTCCACTTATGTTCAATCAGCAGGTCGGCTGATCTTACGTCGCCTTTTCTTGACCAAAATGCCCCAGAGGCTGCGTTACGGGAACCGCTAACTTTTTTAGCAATTCTTTTCTCGTGCTTCTGAGATTCTTTTTGTCCTTTAGTCTTCAAGTTCTACTTTGCCGTTCTCGTAACCGTCTATTAAACGAGGGACAATGTAGAAAAATGTTTCACGCCAAAAACAAGGAGAACAACCACAGAAAGGTTCTCCCGAAATAGTTTCTGTAATTTCATTATCTCCTCCTTCCCAAATTGCTTCAAAAAGCATGTCAGTATAAGTTTCAACGCCTTTTTCTATTTCGTGTGCCCATGCTTGATCATTAATAATAAATTTTTTATTTTCAATCATTGTTATTATCTCCAGCCATCGGTACATCGGAGGAATTAAGTACAACTTTTTGTAATTCTTCCTTGAGATCAATTTCGCCACGGATACTATCAATGACGGGTTCAATTCCCTGCCATTTTCTTTCTCCATAGTAATACCACCCACCTTTACGATCTATTATTCCTTTTACTACTGCTAATGCTGCAATTTCTTTTGCAAAATCATACTCTCCTGGTAAACACGGGCCACCTTCTGTAAAATAAAAATCAAAGTAAGCAACTCTTTGTGGTGGTGCTGTTTTATTTTTTAATGTACGAACTTTAATTCTTTGTCCAATACGAACCTTGTTGCTGCTAGGGCCAACTTCAATCCATTCATCTCTACGAATTTCACAACGAGTAAAGAAGGCATAGTTTTTTCCTTCTCCGCCTGGAGTTGTTCTTGGGTCGCCATGCATTACGCCTATTTTCATTCGGTATTGGTTAATGATTAATCCTAAAACAGGACGCTCATCTTCTACAAGACTTCTTTTAATTGCAGAACCAACTACACGAAAAAACTTGTTGGTAAGTAATGCACCTCTACCAACCGTCATTTCATTCATGTCTTTTTCCATTTCAGGAGCAGGAGATAAGGCTGGTAAAGAATCAATAACAATTGCATCTACTGATTTAGATTCAGCAAATTCAATTACTGCTTGATATGCCTCTTCCATAACATTTGTTTCAATTACAATCACTCTTTTAGTGTCTACCCCACACATCTCTGCGTATTCAGGAACCCACTGTTCAGCGGCGACCCACACGGTTGTGTGATCAGGGTTTAATTTTTGGTTTGCAGCAACGGTTTTTAACGCAACAGCAGTTTTTCCATGAGAAGGTTCTCCAATTAATTCATTCCATTGGTTTCCTGGGAATCCTCCTCCGAGTACGTAATCCAATGTTGTTGAACCAGACGTGATACGAGGAACCAAATCACTCCTAATATCAGAAGCAATAACGACCACATTAGTACCAAATTTTTTGTTAAGTTGAGCAACGATTTTTTTTGCTTCATCATTCATTATTCTATTCTCCCAATAATATTTTGGGGATTGTAATTGTTTTGTGTGTCATTTCCTAATGATTGCCTAACGTTTCCTTCAATTTTTGCACCAGTTAATGAACCAAATTTACTTCCAGACTGAGACAGGGGGTACCCGCAGTCATAACATCTTGGGGCTGCGTTTGCCACAGACATATAGTTAGTAGATCCACAGTCTGGACAAGTTTGAAGTTGTTTTGCACTTTGTGCTTTGGTAGTTGGTTGTTGAGGAGTTGGTGGCTCAAATTTAGTCATAGGTTGTTGTGAAGGTGGCATTGGCATATCTGCGGGACGTGTTTGATGAGCCTGGGGTTGTGCTCCAAGTTGTTTAGACCACCAATCTGAATTACTCATTAACAATTCCCAATCGTGAATGTTTTTCCCAACGTTTTTCACAACGTATACATAGAACAGTAAAGTCACTAATGTTTGTTTCCCAAGTGATGCTATACATTTTGTGACCAAATAATTTACATAAACTTTTCATTTTGCTTCTCCCCACTTATCTACAATTTTTACATCTGCAATTAAAGGAACTGTAATGGCTGGAATTTTTACGCCCTCCATAGAGTCTCTAATTGCTTCGGCTGCTAAATTTGCTAGGTTTTCAGGAACAACTGTAACAAGTTCATCATGCACAGTCAAAATTACATTAGCGTTTGGTTCTGTTATAAAACAAGAATGGGCCCTAATAATTGCCATTTTCATTAAATCTGCAGCAGAACCTTGGATTACTGTATTAAAAGCCTGTCTTTCAGCCCTTGCTCTTAATCCTATTTCTTTACTTTTTAAATCAGGTAAGTACCTTCTGCGGCCTAAGACGGTAGAAACATACGGAACAGGTGTTTTAGATAAAGACTGTCTTATAACCCTTGCTTTGTATTTAGATATGTCGTGAAATTTTTCTGTAAATCTATTTAATAAACTCTTTGCATCTGAAATAGTGCATCCAATTTCTGTTGCAATTTTTTCAGGCCCAACCCCATAAGCAATAGAAAGAACTAAAATTTTTCCTGCTTGTCGGTCTACTCCCATTGTATTACCAATAGTTGTATAAATATCTTCTCCATCTAAATAATTCTTAATCATAATTGCATCTTTGGAAAACGAAGCAATAATTCTGGGTTCAATTTGAGAATAGTCAGCAACAATTAATTTGTATCCAGGTGGGGCAATAAACAAATCTCTAATTAATTTTCCGTATTGGCCACCGCTTGGAATGTTTTGTAAATTAGGATCACTGCTTGAGAATCTGCCTGTTTCTGCTCCGTGTGCTTTAAAATTAGTGTGTACTTTTTCATTAATTAATAAACTTTTTTTATCAAAAACTTTTTCTTTACCCATGGTAGTTCGAGTAACTTCTCCACCAAGATACGGCATAACATACGTCGTCATTAATTTATTTAAATCTTGATACTCTAATATTGCATCAACTAACTCATCCTTTGACCTGTAAAATTCTAAAGCGTCTGAAGAAACCGAATAATGATTAATAGATAAATTTTCGGGATCAGTGTTTGCCACTGCTTGGCCCCGTGCAGTAAGGGCTACCTTTACACGTAGATTTGGTTTAATTCCACGTCCTTCAGGTGCGGGTGAAAACAACACTTCTTGTTTTTCTTTTACTGAATTCATTGAAAAAGTTTTTCCCGTTATTTTCCAAGCCTTAGCCCTGGCTAAATCAATGTCTTTTTCTAATTGGTCTTTTAAAGATGTAAGTTTTTTAACATCAATAGTTGCCCCGCTTAATTCCATATCACATAGTGCTGGTATTAAAGCCATCTCTAATTCCCAAACATCTTTTAAACCATTTTGTAATTTTGGATAAAACGTTTTGTAAAGATTCCAAGTTACTTCAGCATCAATGCCTGCGTAATTTGCTACAACAGAAAAAGCATGTGCTTCAACCTCAGCGCCTACTCCTTTTTCTACTTTTAAAGACAGTTCTCTTTCTGCACAGGCTGCTAAATTTAAACTGGTTCGGTTTCGATTATCAATAATAAAAGCAGCCATTAAAGTATCAAAAAAAGGTTTTAAAGGAACAACACCTCTATAATATTTAGCGACTGATTTTAAATCAAACTTAATATTATGACCAATTTTTAATTTATCACTAAAAAACAATGGTTTTAATTCTTGAAACACTTCTCCAGGCAACAGTTGTTGAGGTGAAACATCAAATACTGGTTTCCATTTGGCTTTATTTTTAGAGTAATCAGTATCAATTAATGTTTTACCTAAATCAAATTTTCTTTTACCACTTAACAATAGTTCTTTATCCCAATGTAAAAACTCACCATTAGGGTGTCCCATTGGAATTACATCTACTCGTCCTTCAGTAGATAAAGAAATCCAAAGAACATCGTTAATAACTGGTTGAAGTCTGTCATCTCCAACTGTTTCTACATCAAACGCAAAAGCATCTACTTTTAAATAATAGTCAACAAGTTCTTTTAATTGTTCTTTATTTGTAATGATGTTCATTCTTCCCTCACTTATAAATTAAGTAATGGAGCCTGAAAACGGAAATAAACAGGCTCCACTACAACTGGAATCTTGGTTAAACCAAGGAACGAGCAATCTTTAACATTTCGGAGCGAGGGGTCTCTCGAATTACGTCGGCTGTATATGGAACAGCCCTTGCTACTAGTTCTTGAACCTCTTCGAGGTTCAACTTCCATTCCTCGGTAAGGTCACGACCACGAACAAACTCCATAGTGTAGTTTGTTGTAGGCCCTGTACCCATACGAGAAATTTCCCAGAACTCTTTTGACAGAGGTCCTTTGCGCTCATCCTCATGAGACTTTTTAATTAAACGTGCCAATGTTGGTGGTGCTGTAAGGATTTGCACACCCTGTGCTTCTCCAGATAACACCAAAACATTAAACGCAAAACGTGAACGAGGTTTACTTCCAAGTATGTCAGTAAACGGATCATTTTCTGCTAACGCAACAAATGATTTCTTTCCAGAAGGACGTTCAATCCAATGTTGTTCATAAACACGGAACGGTTGATCCTCAAGGAATTTAATTAACTGTGGTTGTTCAGAGAATTTAAACTCTGTTGGAAACTCTGAAGTGTTCTCTGTTAAGAGAGCCTCTGCTGCTTCCCAACCTTGTTGAACTGTAGTACCAATTTTTGGTTCTGCAGTTTCGCTATCTTCATCCAAATAATCTGCAGACGTTACTGCAATATCATTGGTTGGTTTGGTTATTGGCATTTATTTCTTCTTCTTTCGGTAATGAGGCACGGAGTATGTTGTATCTCTGTACAACTTAATATCTACTGGCTCTCGGTTAATGTGATTTCCTTCCAACGACTTACTAAAGCCTCTGTTAGGTCATCTTGGTTAGCCCACTCTACACGAGAGGACTCTAATAAGCCACGTTTTGAAAACTCTTCAATAGCAGATTCAATTAGTGGCCTGGTGTACACCCTATTGCCTCCAGTCTTATTCCCTTTTAAGGTTTTAGACCTAAGTCGATAAGGCGCTTTTGGTATGTAGCCCTTCCTTTCCCATAGACGAACAGTAACAATGGTTTTTTCCAACGCTTGTGCTAGAGCACTGATTGTAAACACCTCTGTTTCTTTTCCACCTAGGGTTTTAATGATTGGGTTTGCATCCCAACCATTACTCTCACCGTTTTTACGGCGAGAAACTTTTGGATCTTCATCACGGCGTTTTCTTTTAGAGCCTGGAATATATTCCAAATCAGCAAACGCTTCTAGAATCTCATCTTCTCCACGTAGTCCAGCCATGATTACTTCTTATTTAAAATTAAAGCCCAAACAATTTTTTGTGGGTACATTAAATCAACTTCTTCTTCAGTTAACTTCCCCTCATACAAAGCAGCCATTAAAGCATCTTCATCAATCATTTGAACAGTTTTATAAAGTTCGTTTTCTAAACCTTTAGATACAATTAAATTGTCAGCCATCTGTGGGTCAATTTTACGAGATACTCTTTTTTGTTTTTGTAAAACAGTTACTCCGTCTATTTCGGTAGATAATTCAACAAATAAATTACCACTTCCGTCAACTTCACCCTTAGCATCAACAACTTCAAATATTTTTTCTCGCAAAGATTTTAATTCTGTTTCAAAATACTCAACTTGTTTTTTAAAAAATATATATTGTTTAGCCTGAGCATCTAAATCATCTACTGCAGGTACTCTTGGTTCTTCGTCTTTTACTCTTGCCATGTTATCCCCCTCAAGGTCGTTGTTTCTGTAGAAAACTTATCAGACTTCCTACCGTTAGGTCAATTCCACCCTTAGCATTTATGCCTTCACCGTCCATAACAGCATCTGCCACAGCATTTTTTTGTTGGAGCATTTCATGTTGTCTTTCTTCAATAGAGTTTAAAACAATAAAATCTTGAATGATGATACTTGGCCATCGGCTTGACGCTCTTTTGATTCGCCCATTTCTTTGTATAGATAGTCCTGCAGACCATGGCAAATCATAGTTCACTAAAAGATTTGCAATAGGAAGGTCTACTCCGTAACCACCAGCGTCAGATGAAACAAACACACGGCATTCTGGGTCCGTTAAAAACTTTTCTTTACTGGCTTCTTTTTCTTTTGCGTTCATATCTCCTGTGTAAAGGGTTCCTCCTATTTCATTTTGAATTAACCCCAACATTCCAACCCACGATGTAAAGACAACAACTTTTGCTTCAGGATCGGTGTCTAAATGATCTAATACATAAGACTTTAACTCGTGCAATTTGGAAGATTTAGTTATTCCGTCTAATAGTCCTCGTTCTTTTAAACTAAAAATGTAAGCACTGCCTGTTCCTAATTGTTTTTCATAAAGTAAAGCACTATTAATTAATAAATTAGGGTGATCACACAGCATTCTAAGTGCAGTTATTTTAGACATAATAGAACCACGTAACATATCTGCAGAATTACCTAGTTTACTTTCGTGACCGTAGTGTGACATTAAAGAAAAATTTGCCCCAAGTAATTGTTGTGCTTCATATAGTTCTTGACTAAGTTCGTCAGCAATAAAGTTATATAAAACAGAAGTTTTATTATCAAAGTTTATTTGTATTGGGTCACGATAAATAGTGTCTGGTAAATACGGTGCAACGTCAGGGTCTGTTTGAAGTTTACGAACAGAGGCGCTTTTCATTTTTTGATGAAAGATAGGTAAGTTTCTATATCTTTGGACTCCACCAAAATGATTACGAACAATAAATGTTTGATCAAATAAATCAAACCTACCTAAAAGTGTTGGGTCAACAAATTGCATAATGCTATAAACCTCTTCAGGTCTACCGTTTTCTATCGGTGTTCCAGTAAGGGCAAAACGGATTGGAATATTTGCAGATAATTTTTTTACTGCTTTTGATCTTTTAGATCTAAACCCCTTAATTGCAGTGGCTTCATCACAGATTATGGCTCCAAGATTTAAGTCTTTAATAGAGTCCCAATCATTAACCAAGGACTCGTAGTTACAAATTATGTAATTGCTTTTAGATCCACGGTCATATTGCAAAAGTCTTGTTGATTTACTACCGTCTACAACAGTAACGGTTGCATTAGAAAACTTTTGTATTTCTTTTTCCCATTGATATTTTAAACTTGATAAAGCAACTACAAGCACAGACCCCTCTAGTTCACCTTGCTCTCTTAGTTTTTCTATTGCCGCAATTGTCATACAAGTTTTTCCAAGACCCATTTCATAAGCAACAAGCATTTTTTTACGATTAACCATTTTGTCTACTGCCTCTGGTTGATACGGTTTTAAATTTCCTTTAAACATTATCTATTGGC